GTTTTCTTTCTTAATATAAACTTTTCAATGACAATACCGTATGAACGTAAGTTCAAATACAGAAAGCAATTCTTACATAAGATTTGCGATTTGCACTTTTTGGTAATATCTGTTACTGTTTGCTGATCCTGCGTCATTTACTGCTGTAGCAGCACCTGATTGAGCACCTGTTTCTGCGAAAGGATTGGCTACTAAACCATATCTAGTCTTGAAACCGATTTTAGGTTGGAATGTGTCTTGACCAACTGCTCTAACCATTTGTAAAGGAACATATGGGCAGTAAAAAATACCTGCGTCATATGGTGATGTTCCTTTATATCCAACAACGTAATACTGTTTAGCAGTACTATTTGCTGAGTAAGGATCAATATAAACTTTAAATCTACCGTTAAGAACACCTGCAAAAGTATTGCCTGTGTCATCAACAGATAAGTTATTATTTAAAGCTGGAGTGTAATCTAATACACCTGCCATTTGAAGAGCACTAGCAACGTCAGAAGAACAGATAATTATATTACCTTTTCCACGTCTTGTTCTTTGTGCAATTCTATTAGCATCTCTTTCAAGTTGGAACATAAGACCTTTAAATCTTTCAACAGACCATCTACCATTAGAATCTGTATCTAGGTCAAAAATTCCCGCTGTAGTAACATTACCAGTTTGAGCGCCTTGTTCTGAATTGATGTAAATAGTTCTTACAACTTCTCTATTAATTTCTGCTAAAATTTCAGCAGATAAGATGTTTGCAAGTTCTGTTTCAGCATCTAAACCGTGGATTGCTTTTAAATCTTGTGCAAGTTCCATAGTATATTCAGCCTTTAGAGCTCTTGATTTAGCAGTTACAGTTGCTTTCTCAATAGAGAATGCCATTTCTGCAAATGCATTACCGCTAGCATCGCCAAGAGCTTCAGCTTTCGCTGTAGTCATAGCAGTACCTTTAGTATACGTTCCAGGTGAACCGTCATTTAAAACTCCTGGGTTTGAACCCGAGTGAGCAGTTGATGAGAAACCATCAACAGAAGATCCAGCAGCATTTCTGCCTGAAAAATCTGTATCAGCTTCATCAAAGAATGATTCTCCGCCTGCTTGTGAAGTGTATCTACTTCTCATAGCGAAAATAAGTCCTGTAGGACCTGTCATTGGTTGAACTCCTGCAATGTCGTATGCTATTAAATTCGGCATAGCTCTACGAACTAATGAAATTAGAATAGGGTCCCAATTCGCTACAGCACTACCTGTTGCGTTTGTTGGAGCTGCTTCAGCCAAGTAAGCAGAGTCTTCTTTAGAAGCTCTTTCTTGGTTTTCTAATATCACAGAAGTAACGGCACGTCTATAAGCATCAGTAATTTTTGGTAAATCAGGATGCTCTAGTACTGGCTGCCATTTTTTTTCGTGTGTTTCAGATAAGTACATATGTGTCTATCTCCCTTATATATTTACTTCTATTTAAGATATTTTAATATCTTTAGTTTTGCTTATAGCGGCGCTGTAAGCTGCCATAGATTTTGATAAATCAGGATTTACTGATCCACCTGCCGCTACATCATCTAGATTCTCTTTCGATTCAGATTTTTTTCCAAAATAAGATTCTTTAACAGTTTCTAATTTCTTTTGATAATCTTTTGCGTTAGAGTATTCAATTTCTTCTGCAAGTTTAGCAAATTTTTCTTTTGATGTGTCAGCAAGGTCTTCAGCAACTTTAGATTTTAATTCATCTTTAGTTTTATTTCCGACTTCCTTGTTTAACTCAACATTTTTGCCAATTTCTTCATTGAGGTCTTTTTCCAGTTTTTCAATTTTACTTGCTTGGTCTTCAAGCACGTTATATTTTTCATCTGGAACATCAATGTAATGGTCTTCAAATAATTTTTTCAAACCATTGATAAAGTCTTCAGCAATTTCGCCTTTAATTCCTCGTTCAAGAGCGATTTCGTTTTCTTTCATCCACTCTTCAACAACGTAAGACAAATAAGAATCAACTTTTTCAGTTAATTCTGCTTTTGCTTTATTACTTTCTTGCTCAAACTTATTATTATAATCTGCTTCCAATTCTTCAGCAATTTCTTTTACTTTAGATTTGATTGCCGCTTCAAAAATAGTAGCAGCTTTAGCTTTGAACTCTTCGGTTAAGTCTTTTTCTCCAGCGATAAGAGCATCAACGTGTTCTTTTACGTCAATTTCTTTTTTCTTATCTTCGTCTTTGTCTTCTACTCTTACGTCTGCGTCATCTTTTTTAGAAGTTTTATCACCGTCTTTTTTATCATCTGATTCTTTAACTTCTTTGCCTTTTTTAGCATCAATTGCTTTTTGCAACGCAGGTGGTAAATCGCCTTCTTTAATTTCTTTACCGTCTTTGTCTTTAGTTTCTTTGTTCTCCAACTTGGTATTGCTACCAGTCAATTTAGGCATTGCGTCAGCAGCACCTTGTGATTTTTGAGGAGCTTGTCCAGAAACTTTTGTAACTTTTTTAGTTGCGTCAGGATTGCTGTCTGTAGGTTTAACTACTGCTTTACCTAAATCTTCATATTCACTCATCTTAGCAATATGAGAAGGTTCAGCCGTAACAGCATTCTTTTTAGGAGCATCTGCTTGCGGATTAGGTGAATTCGCCTCTTCCACTGCTTGAGCTTCTAACGCTTCTATTTTGTCTGTTTCAGCCATAAGAAAAATCTCCTTAATTAATTTAAACGTTTAAATTAGTTTTCTCGTTATTAATAGATATTTATAATATTATAGTTTTTCAATGAATTTTTTGAATACGTCTGCCTTTGCTTCTGCTAAACGTAGTCGTTTTGCTTCAGTTATATACTTTTTCCACTCTTCTATCTCTTGTGCTTTGATAACACCATTGTCCCATACCCACTCTTTGTTTTCCATAATGCCTTCTACGAAAGCGTCTGGAGCGCTTGGGTCTGCAACAATATCGGCAGCGGTTGCTAAGTAAAAATCTCTTCCTACTTCATTAACACCACCGTGTCCACGCACTAGTGATCCCATACCTCTTGAAGATACTCCTAATTGAGCGCCTTCGTTGATAAGATTTTTAACAATCTTACCATAGGGTGTGTCCATCACTTTTGCTTCACCAACAAAATTACTTCCATCAGGATGTAAGTCTGTTATCATATGACTTACTCTTTCAAGATTTACAACTGGTCCATCAGGATGTCCTAACTCGCCAAATGCACGTCTTTTATTGATAAATTCTCTATTGTATCTTGCTACTTCTTTTTGCAATATCTCTCTAGGATAGACTCTGCCATTCCTATTTTTGATATCTGCTTGTAAAAAGATACCTTTAATTTTAAATTGTTTCTTTCCGTCAACTTCTTCTATAAGAAATTTTGAATCGAATGCTTCTTCGGTAATTAGTTTCATAGTTCTCTCTCTTACTATTTATAAGATTTCTTATCTAAATTCAACGATTATTGAGTAGTTATCTCCAACAGCAAACCCCTTTGTACTTAACAACATCACCAGTTGGTGTAGTAGCATTGTTTTTAAATGAGTTTCCATCAGTTCTTAAATCTATAGTTCCTTGTCCTGACAAAAATAAAGCAGTAGCATTTGTAACACCATCCCATATTAATTCTACTCCTGATTTTCTATCAGACGTATTAATAGCATAATATACTCTTGCTATACTTCTAGCACCGTCTTCGGACATAAAAGTAGTCGTTGAAGCGTCTACTTTATTAACGTTAGTTTCTCCAGTACCGTCTGAAAAGTTAGTCATCTTAACTACGTACTTAACTCCAGATGTATCTACTATTGTTTGTGTTGTAACTGCGTCTGCCATATTAGTATCCTATGTGTGTAGCGTCATAAAAATCTTTAGATAATTCACCACGTTCTACTGTTGTTCCTTTTTTTCTACATCTAGCATAAATCTTATTTACTTGTCCTGTTCCAGGAGTTGTATAAGTTCTTACACCACCTGAATATACTCCAGGTGCGTCTGCATACGTATTGGATGCTGTGGCACTATTTTCATATTGCCAAATACTATTTGATCCTGGTACATCTACCCACGCCATTTTTATTTTCCTAGTTGTTCTTCTATTTCGTTATCAAAATATTGATATAATTCTTTTTTATTAATTTTTCTAGCTTCAGAAACTTTGTTTACTGAATTTTCAAATTTACTTATAATATCTCCAGACGTTCTTTCAATTAGATTGAAAGTATCTTGTACTGCTAACTTTAGTTTAGGAGATAAATCTCCATAACTTTTAGAGTCAAGATACTTACTATCTTCAACTATCTTACTTGTAAAAAGTAAATTCGTATCCATTTCTATACACCTGCGTCTGGTGGTGATTCGTGTCCTGGTGCCATAGTTGGCGCTTCAGGTTTACTTGCTTCTGGACTAGGTGCTTTATCTGGTTCAAAAGCGATTTCTTTACCACTTGTATCCATAATTTTATCGGTTCTTGCACTCGGGTCTGTTACTGCTGGTTTAGGAGCACTAAATTTTTCAGGTTCTACACCTTTAAAAATTTTACTTGCAACATCTCCTCTTTGTCTTTCAAGAGCATTTGCTACTTTATCTCTTAAAGCATCCTTAAATGCTTCTCCTGCGTCTGCATTTTTACCTTGTTGCAATTTGTCAATAAATTCCGCTGTTTTATTCGGAACGCTTGGGTCTGCCATTACATATCTCCTTCTATAGTATCTTTATTAGCTGTATATTGTTGCATAGGGTCTGCAAGTATACCATCTTTAACTTCTTTTTTAATTTGATTGTTTATATCTTCAATCTCCCTTTCGTTTTGTCGTAAGACTTTCTTACGAACATACTCTACTGAAAAATACTTACCAACATAATCTCTCATTGTATCTGCAAGTCTTAATCTTTCTAATAACATTTCAGAATCTTTTAGTTCAGCAAAGTGTCCATCTTGCAAAAAATCATACTGGATAACATCCCTTATGATTAACCAATCTTCATCCGTAATAACGGCTTTTAAAACTAATTGAGTTCTTAATATATCGTTAAATATTTCAGTAAATTTCTTTCTTAATCTTTGTACAAATTTCGTAAATTTAAGTTCATCTCTAGTAATTTCAGTTGAACGACCTAAATTAAATCCACTTGACGCTTCTAATCTACTAGCAGGAACATTTAAAGAACGATAAAGTTTTGCTCTAAAGTATTCTAAATCTCCCATTTCACCAAGATTTTGTCCACCTGGTAAAGTAGTAATATCAGTTCCTCTTCCACCTTCTCTACTTGGTAACCAAAAGTCTTCAAGCATAGACATATAGTTTCTATCATCACGTATCTCACCTGTACTTGCGTCATAGACAAGTTTGTTTCTATATCTTGCCATAACATCACGTAAGTATTGTTCTGCTTTTATCTTCGGTAAATTACCAACATCAATTTTAAATATACGTCTTTCTGGTGCTCTTGCTATTCTGTAAATAACACTTGCGTCCTCAATCATACGTAATTGATTAACAGGTTTAATTGCCTTATGTAAATAAGATAAGACCATATTTTTGTTTTGGTCTATCAATCCACTTGGACAAAATGCTATTGCGTCAACAGCAATTTTAATTCCGCCAGAGGTTGTATTTGAAACTCCCTTTTCATTATATAAAAAGTATTCCTTAACTTCATCAATGACGTTCAACATATATGGAGTTGGACCGTCTGGTCTTTTCTTTCTTACTTCTCTAATCTTTTTGATTTTTCTAGGGTCTATGTATCTTAATTCTGTGATACCTTTTCTTGTAGAGTCTCTATCAATTACTTTATGATAATATAATCTACCGTCCACGTACCATCTTCTAAAGATATCGTGACCTCTAGTATGAAAGTTTAATAGTCTTAAAACTTCCTTAAACTCATCTTCTATTTTTCTTCTAACTTCTTTACCGAATGGCAAAGATTCTAGGTTTAATCTAATTGCATCCTTCATTTCGTTTGCAACAATAGATTCGTTTATAATATCTTCAATCGCCATATCACATTCTGGGTGTAAAGCGATTTCTCTATAACGTCTGATAAGGTCTTGTTCGGTCTTTGTCTGACCTTCCATATCCAAGTATTGACCATAGTAACCTCCAGCGGCGATGGTTTGTGTTCCATCATCCGCTTGAGGTTGTGTAAATGCTTGTTTTGGATCAGTAGGTGTCTTAACCCTTGTTATAGAAAATCCAAATAGTTCAGCCATAATTTATCTCCTTAAATTTCACTACTATTTATAGTAGTTTTTAAGTAGTAGTTGTACTTTCAAAGTATTGATACGCTAATGTAACACTTGTTTCTGATAAATCACTTTTAGCAGCGTAATCCAATGGAATTGCGTTAATACTTGTAGGAAATACACCTCTTAAAGTGTAAGTCTTAATTTGATTACCGTTTCTGTCCAATTGGTCTACAAATGCGTCAACTTGATAGTCAACAGGATTTGTTAATCCTTCGTTATCAGTCATATTGTTTATACCGTTCATCCATCTTTCAAATGCATTACGCAATTTGAAATTGGTATCGTTTATTACTTTAATAGTCCAATCTGCAATTGTTCTATCTCCAGCAATTTTTATAGCACGACCTCTAAAAGGTACTTCAATAGCTGTTATTGCCATACCTGGTAGTTCTGCCGCCTGACATAAAAATGCTAGGTCTTCTATTTCTCCACCAACTTGAGCGTATCCTGGGAAAGGCATAACCACTTTATACTGGTTACTTCTTGCGCCGCCGCCCGAAAGTTTAGCTTTGAAATCATTTATATTAGCCATTTTATTTCTCCGTTATTCTCTCTATTAGCTAGCAACTTCCTCAAAGGAAACGCCTGTTCTTGTTGCCACAAATTGAAGTGAGATAAAGTTGATACTTCTTGCTGGTTTAACAAATATTTCAGCAACAAATTCATTTCTATCTACAACTTCGCCTGTGTTGTTAGTTTCATCACAAACTACTAGGTAGTCTGTAATACCTCTACGACCTTGTACTTCTCTTAAAAAAGGTTCTACCATATTTCTAAAACCAGCTCTAGTGAATTCATCATTGAATTCAAATAGTTGAACTTTAGAAGCAGTTGAAATTGCCTTTTCTAAAACGATAAACAATCTTCGTACATTGACTCTGTCAAATGCACTAGGAGTTTTTAATCCAGTTTTATCTCCGAATAATACAGTTCCTTGTCCTGGGAACGTAGTCACAGGATTTACTCTTGCTCTGTATAATTCATCTCTTTGAGATTTAGTTGGATTAAATGCTAGTTTAACTGCACCTCTTACAACACCTCGGTTTAATCCTGCAGGTGAGTACCAAGCGTCTGCAAGCATATCAGTTCTTGCTGATAATCCTGCCATATCGCCATTTAAAGGTACGTATCTATAAACGTCATTATATCTATCGTACATATATTTGTATCCACTATCAAAAAACACATAAGAAGATGAAGCGATTGCATTAAAGAATCCTACAACATTATCTTTTTGTGTTGCTGAGTTTGATACATTAACTACATCACTTCTTTCAGGACTTGCAAAAACTACACAGTCTTTTCTGTTTTCAGCAATAGTAATTAAGTTATCTATATGTGTTGAGTCACCAGCGCCTGCAATTAAAAGACCAACATCTGAAGTTTCAGCGTCTTGGTATTTTTCATAAGCAGATTTAATTTGAGCAGTAGTTGCTGCTGAACCGTCTGCACCACTTGATAATGATACATTACTTACAGAAGTTACGTCTGTAAATGTTGTTCCAGCTGCCGCCGTACCCCAATTTGATCCTGAAGCGTTGTGGTCCATCCAGTAAATGTTATTACTTGTATTTAAAATAACGTCTGAATAGTAATTAGTGTCGCCTTGAGGACTCTTAGCGTCTGAAGCTTTTGAAACTGCTTCAAATCTTTCTAATACTTCCCCTTTAACTCCATTAATTCCACCGTCTTCATCAACGACAACTACGTGTAGTTCATCGCCACTCCCACCTCTTGTTAGAGCGTGAGTAGATGTTCCTGGTGCTTTATTAAATAAATCATAATATCTCCATCTTCGTCTTACATTAGAACCATTTGTAATAGTCTTTTGTAATCCAGAAGAATCGGAAGCACCAAAATAAGATGGTTCTTCTTTTCGCACAATGTTTAAATCGTTAGTTGCTACACTAACAACTCTATATTCGTATTCATCACCAAAACTAACAATATCGCCAGCACTTATTCCTGTAGAGGAAGTAACTGAAACTACTGTATCTCCGACACTTGTTGAAGCGTCAGCAACAGTTGTTTTAGCAGTTTCTTCATAAGCAGTAGCAGAAGCACATTGAGAAACTTGTATGTTGTTTCCCCACGCACCCGCTGTTCTACTAGCCCACATTCCTACAGAAGCAGAACCGTCAGCATAATTATTTTGGTAATCAGTAGTATTCTTTATAACAAATGCACTACCACTTTCAGTTGCATTTGATACAGATGAGTTCTGTACACGAACTACTTTCAAGTTATTTGAATATTGTAAAAAATTTGAAGCACTAAAAAAACTCTCAAAGTTTGAGTTATCTGGTTTTCCAAAAGTTAGCAATAAATCAGATTCACTACCGCAACTAACAACTTCATCAAGAGGTCCTTTACTGAAAGTTCCAGCAAAAGCTCCTGAAGACGTTGATACGGCAGGAATAATTCTTGTTAAGTCTTTTTCCTGTACGAGAACACCTGGTGATACTTGAAATGCCATTAGGTTTTCTCCTTATAATTAACTAATTAGTATTTGTATTTTCGCATATTCCTTATGTTTTCATAAGACCATAGTCAAATTTCATAACTATGGATATTTATATAATACTTACTTTAGAGACCTTTTC